CTGTTTGATGAGCTTGCTTTTATGGATCAGACAATGCAGAAGCTAAGGGAACAGGTGAACGCGGACGGGCCTATCAGCCTATTCAAGCAGGGCAAGCAGGAATTCCTGCGGGAGCACCCAGCATTAACGGCCTACAACAAAACCGTTCAACGGTACAACCAGACCCTGAAGCAGCTTATTGACCTGCTGCCCAAAGCAGACGGCCAGGGGGACGCTGATCCGCTGCTGGAATTCATTAAAGGCGGCGAATAGATTGAACTATGTGCTGGAGTATTGGCAGGCCATAGAAACGGGGCAGGTAGTAGTTTCCCGAAGGGTGCGGCAGATATACGAACGACTGACACGGGAAATAGAAAGCCCTGGCCGATACGTCTTTGACCCAGAGAAGGCCAGCAGGCCTATTGAATTCATTGAAAGGTTCTGCCGCCATAGCAAAGGAGAATGGGCGGGCCAGCCTGTGAAGCTGGAGCTGTGGCAAAAAGCCTTTATTTCGGCCCTGTTCGGCTTCGTGGACAGGGAAACAGGGCTGAGGCGGTTCCGTGAAGCCATGTTCTACTGCGGACGCAAGAACGCCAAAACTACGCTAATGAGCTGCCTAGCCTTATACATGTTGGTGGGCGATGGGGAAGCTGGCGCAGAAGTGTATTCCATAGCCACGAAGTACGACCAGGCCAGGATACTTTTCGATGAGGCCCATAACATGGTACGGCAAAGCCCATACCTGTCTAAGCATGTTCGGAAGCGCAAAACCGACCTTTACTTTGACGCAACCATGAGCCTATTCAGGCCGCTGGGCAAGAACAGCAATACCCTGGACGGCCTTAATGCCCATTGTGTGATTATAGACGAGCTACACAGTATTAGGGATAGGAACCTGTATGAGGTAATGAAGCAGTCCATGAGCGCAAGACGGCAGCCGCTTCTGATTATCATAACTACCGCTGGAACCGTTAGGGAAGGCGTGTTTGATGACATTTACAGCTATGCTACGCAAGTAGTGGACGGGACATTCGAGGATGACACTTTCCTGCCTGTCCTGTACGAACTGGACAGCAGGGACGAATGGACAGACCCCAGCGCATGGCCCAAAGCTAACCCTGGCCTGGGGGTAATTAAGAAGCTGGACGACCTGCAGCAGAAGGTGGAAAGGGCCAAGAACAACCCCAGCGAGCAAAGCGGCGTATTAACCAAGGAATTCAATGTGCGGGAAACAACGGCGCGGGCATGGCTAACCTTCGAGCAGCTGAACAATGAGGAAACCTTCGACCTGGAGGACTTCCGCGGCTTCTACGCCATAGGGGGTGCGGACTTGAGCCGCGTTTACGACCTAACCTGTGCCACTTTGCTGATGGTAGACCCCAAGACTGAGAAGCGGTATGTTCACCAGATGTACTGGCTTCCAGAGGACGGCTTCATGGAGCGCGTGGAGCAGGATAAGGTTCCGTATGACGTATGGCACAGCCGTGGCCTGCTGCGCTTGACCCCAGGCAACACAATAGACTACCGCTTTATCACGCGCTGGTTCTTGGAAATGATCGAGCAATACAGCATAGTGCCATTATGGGTGTTTTACGATGCCTGGAGTGCGACCTTTTGGGTTCAGGACATGGAGGCCCAGGGCTTTAACATGGTTCCTGTGCGCCAGGGGGCCAAGACTTTGAGCATACCCATGCAGCAGCTGGGCGCAGACCTTACGGCAAAGAAGGTAAATTACGGGAACCACCCGATCCTAAAATGGTGTTTGGCCTGCACGGAAGTGGTGCAGGATCGTAACCAGAACTGGCTGCCTGCTAAACCGAAGAATTCCAAGATGAAAATTGACGGCATGGCGAGCCTGCTAAACGCTTATGTTGGCTTGATGGCGAGATACCAGGAATACCTGGGCGCACTATAAGGAGGGCTGACTTATGAGGTTGAAGGACAAAAAAATAAGCCTATTAGAACACCGCGAAATTGGCAGAAACGAGTTAAACCAGCCCATTTACGGCTGGGGGCCAAAGGACGGAGGCGAGAATATTTGGGCCTATGTTAGGCAGCTGAGCGGCAGGGAAATTCATTCGGCGCGCATGGTACAGGCCGAGGAAGAAGTTTTGTTTGAAATTAATTGGCGTGATGATGTGAATATGACAGACAGGGTGCTATTCCGCGGGGAAGAATATGACATTGTGAGGATTGATCCGTTCGAGTTTAACAAGACCGATATTCGCATTTTCGCAAAAAGGAGGAAATAGGCATGGATATGGAGCTTCCAGAAAAGCTGCAACAGCTTAATGATGACCTGGAGGAAGTGCTTTTGGAGTTTCAGGACAGCGTGAGACGGCAGGTTGTGTTGATGGGAACCAGGGCGGCCACGGCCAGCGATTTCAACGAGCTAGGCAAGAACCTGGACAGCGTATTAGCGAGTTTCAAAGAGGCCCTTATTGACTATCTAAACGAGCTGGAATATGACATAGGCAGGAATTAGCGGGCAGGAAAACCTTGCGGCCCATGGAATGTAATCCTTGTAAACCAAGGGGGGAAAACTAATGGAGGATGAAAGACAAAACTGGGCAAAACATGGGCTGCCTGAAGGGTGGACAAGGGCCACCTTTATTGTTCGCCAGGACTTGCTGGAGAAGCTGAAAGATCATGCCTGGACGGAGCGAATGACCCTCAAAGAGGCCGTGGAGCAGATGATGGCCGATTATTTGGCAGACAAAAGCCCGCTGCCGCGCAGAAAGTGATTTTTTGCGGACGTTGGCTGAAAAACGAAGCCCTAGAATGGCCCAGGACGGGCGAAAACGCATGGGGTAAGGGTTTTATATGCCTGTTTAAAATGGCCCTTAGAGCGCACCAGGCGGCCCAGGAGCAAAGAAGGGGTTTAGCTGGGCATTTGCTACGCCGCGAGCTGCACTGAGGATGAGTTCAGTTCAACTGAAGTCATCGAGCAAACCCCGCGCGCGCGCGAGCTGCACCAGGTGTCCGATTTCGGACACGTCATCGTGCACCGAGGCAAACCCCACGCGCAGGGGTGAGACCGGGGTGTGGAAATATTTCCACACCCTGCTTCTGCGCCTTTGTCGCTTAGGGAAATGTTTCCCGAAGCGTTTTTAGGGCAAACCCCATGAGCGCGAGAGCTACAGTTTACAGAATACGGTGGCAGTTTTCATAATGTTAGTTATGCGAAGTAACAGCAAGCCCTCTAGCTGGGCTTTTTTGCGTTGCGCTTTTTTATTCATTCAGACGCACAAATAAAGAATATTTATTAGGGGTGTTTATGTGAAAATGGGGTTGACTATATGAAAATGTTACGCTATACTATAGATGGAGGTGCAAGGAATGGAAAAATTACTAACCACCCAAGAGGTAGCAGACTATTTGGGACTAACACGCAGAACCATTTACACCTATATCGAAAGCAAAACCTTGCCAGCAGTTAAGATCGGCAAAGAATGGAGGATAAAAAAGAGCGAGCTGGAGGCGTTCATTAACCGCGGCAGCGGTGAGATAAAAGACAAGGAGGATTAGAACGATGACAAAATGGGAAGTTGTATCAGTGAGGCCCATACCAGGAAGTAATGGCCGTGGGTTTGAGGTGGAGGTTCGGGAAACGATGAAGGAAACGATTAAGGAAGGATGGATGGGCGAACTTATTGAGATTGCGAGCAGGCTGCCGAATGTTGAGTTGAAAAGATTGTTGTGGTTCGCCAGAGCCTTCGAGAAACAAGTAAAAGAGGGCGCACCAGCGGGAACCAGTGAAGCCCTCTAAAGGACACCAAAGCCCTTTTGCCAATTATATCACGGCGAGAGGGCCTTTTACCATACTGAAACGGAGGAACCGAAGGAATGTACAGAGAGCATGTAAACGAGCGCATACAAGAGCGAGCCAACGAGCTAATAGCCTTGATGAAGAAAGAAGTGGAAGTTGCCGAAAGTGTTCACGGCCAGGTTCCCATTGATGATCTTGATTATTGGAGCCTATTGGCCTATAAGTGCGCCATTATGTTATGGAAAAAGCGCAGGGGAGGGATACCTTGGACAAGTGTCCAAGGATAGTGTCCAGGGGTAATTGTCTAGGGTAGACACGATGACCAGGGGTGCCGTACAGGGTAGACAGGAAGGGTGGACAATGTGCAGGGGTATTTGACAGTTAGAGAAGCTGCAGAACAGCTAGGTATTAGTGAAAAAACAGTACGCAGACGCATTAAGAACGGTTCCCTTCCTGCCGAGCTGAAGCAAGGGGACTATGGACAACAATACTTTATTCCTGCCGATGCTATCGAAACAGCCCAAGCCATTACAGACGTTGTGGAAGTTAAGCGTGTACACGATGTCCAGGCCTTGTCTATGGCCGTTGTCCAGGCCCTGGACGAAAGAAACAAGACCCTGGAGAGTGAGCTTGCAACCATTCGTGAGGAATTGGCAGCCACAAGGGAGGCCTTGCAGAAGCTGCAGGAAACATTAACCCAACAACAGCGACCAAGGGCGTGGTGGAGGTTCTGGGAGAAATAATTCTTAGTTGGGTGAACAAAACAAGGCGAATTCCATAGAAGGAGTTTTTTTGAGAAGATGGTTGACAAGCCCATAGTTGGGGGTTTATACTAATGAAAAAGACTTTCGCTTACAACAGCGCAAGAAGTGTGCCCTTTTGGAGGTGATTGTGTGCAACAAGCTGCGGAAACGTTGTTTGCCGATAATGTGAACTATAACAGCCAGCTGATGAAGCGCAGAGCTGCTAAACGTACAAAGGTAGGAGAGCACAAAGTGGGGCCTGAAGAAGCGGTGCAAAGGTTAAGTGAGCTGGGAATTGAAATAACTGGACGAACCCTGCAAAACTGGGCATACCGCTATAAGGTGATAACCAAGCCCAAGACAGGAAGCTATGGAAAGGGCCGCGGACGTTGGGCACATTACAGCGAAGTAGCAATTAAAGAAGCGGTTACGGTACACATTTTGCGAGAAAAGCACCGCATGACCATAAAAGAAATAGCTGAGGCCAGGAAGAACCCTGACACCGACCACGGCATTATATGGGCCTTCCACTATGCGCTGTTTGAACTAAGCGGCGACCTGGAGAATTCAATGAACCCTTCCTTCGACTTCTTGAAGCAGTACAGCGACCACCCAGCGGTTAGGCGGTATTTCAAGCGCAGCATGGAGAAGCTGCAGGAAATGTTCCCGGGGGAAATAATGGGGACGTATAGCACCAAGACGGCGAATTGAGCCTACACAAAATAAAATAAAAAAAGGGCCACTCTTTAGCTTTTTGGCAGAGGCTAGAGTGGCACAAGGGCTGAAACTTGAACACGCTGACGGGCGTTTTGTTCAAGCTATAAGGTTTTGGAAACCTTGTGGATATAGTATACCACAAAAGAGGAGTAAATTCCTCCTTACAAAGGATATTTTTCAAAACCCTGCCCTGCAACACAAGTGCAGGTTTTTTTATTACCTGCAGCCACCCAAGCAAACGAGGGGGAAGAATGAATGGCAAAACTAACGGCAGTAAGACAAGTACCAAGCGAAACATTGAAGAAGGCCACGGAATACATAACTCGCGGATGGGCCTTAATACCCTTTTCGCCAATAAGCAAGAACCCGTTATTTGACCTGCTGCCACTTTCAGAGGACGGCCAAGGCGTAAGCTGGAAGCCACTGGCCAAGAACAAGGCCACAGTAGAAGTTGTTCAAAGGTGGCTAGAAGCATGGCCTAATATGAATTTGGGCATTATATGCGGCCAGGCAAGCGGGATCGTTATCATTGATACTGATAAACCTTTAAGGTGGCCGATGGAATACCTCACCCCAACGGTTAAGACTAGGCGAGGCTATCACTATTACCTAAAAACCGACCGGCCTTATAAGAGCGTGGTAATTAAAAGCAAAACGGGCGAAGCATACGGAGAACTTAGAGCCGAAGGAAACGTTACAATAATTCCACCTTCAACACACGTTGAAACAGGCCAGCCCTATGAATGGGTGGATGGTTTAGGAATAGATGATGTTCCTATGCAACCGATCACCAAAAACCTTATAAAAGCCTTTGTTAAGCTGAACCCTCACCTTGAAGAAATAACCCTGGAAGAAGATCGAAAACGGATTGAAGCAAGAAAGAATATTCTTCCTTGCTTCAATGAACCCAGGCCCTATAATTCTGAGCAAGACGCGGTGGTTCGTTCCAGTATTCCCTACATGGAATACCTTCAGGATCCGCGCGTGGTAATTAGCATAATGCAAGAAATGGGTTGTGATGTGAAGGCATTGGGCCAGGCGTTTAGTTGCCCTATTCATGGCCCAGATGAACACCCCAGCGCAGCGTTATATGTTCCTCATGACGAAGGTTTTATTTCCATGATGGACTTTCACAATAGAAAACTAGTGCCTATTCCTGATCTTTACGCGGCCCACGTTAAAGGCAAATATGAACCGTTAGGCACAGGTGAAAGGGCCTTGTGGTGGATTCGCTGTTTGGTGGATCACGGCTACATTGATTACCCCAGAATATTAGCACGACCGTTACCCGAAGAAGCACCTGAAGCGGCTAAAGAGCTTTACAAGGGTTTTGTCATGCTGCTGGGAATTCGCAAGCTGTACAATGCAGATCAGACAGCAACACCATTTTCCTGGCGGTTCGCGGCTGGATGGTGTGGCGGTTTAACTAACTACAAGATCAAACAAGGCATGGCCTGGTTATTAAAGCACGGCTTCATTCACAAGACGGGAACCACTTCAAGCAGAACGGCCCTATTTGCTTTACAGCCTGCCGAGGAAACTGCTGCTGTGGCCACGACAGAGGCGGGAAAAACGCAGGTGTACAATTTTGTACACCACGCAAATCAGGATCACCCCGCGCATGCGGGAACAGACATCCGGGAAAATTTTCCCGGAAGTGAGCTTGTCCCTTTTCCAGAATAGCCCTCTGACGCACCAGGATGGCCCAGGACGGGCGGAAATACACAGGGGGTAGTTAGGGGTTGCCTTAATCACTTCGGGGCCTAGAAACGGCTTAAAAACGCTTGGAGGTGTTGGATATGCCTAAAACCATACAGAAGGGATGGCCGTAATGAGTAGAATTTGCACGATGTGCAAGAAGAACTGTAAGCAGGTTATAGGGCAAGTGGTGAGCTGCCTAAAGTTTGAAAAGAAGGAGCGAGCGAGTAATGAAAAAGACAAAACCAGGGGGTGAGCTGAACATGGCCGAACAGAAGGCCAAAGACATTGTTTGTGCTTGCGATAAGTGCGGCCTTGCTAATTATCCATTCAAGACAGAGCTGGAGAACCTGGGGGTAATTAAGGGCTTTTATCGGTGTAAGCGGTGCGGCTGGAGTTATCTATTTTTTTGGCGGTAATGTTTACATTGTAGATATTGTAAACAGAACAATTGTTTGGTATAATTAAACTAGGGTGCAAAGGAGCTGGTGAAAATGACACTAGAGCAAAAGAAGGGCGTTGTGAAAACGCAGTTTCGTGATCGTGGATATGGGTTCATTGTGGGCGAAGATGGCGAAGACTACTACTTCAACAAAAGCGGGTTCAGGGGCAGCTGGAAAGAGCTAACCGAAGGGGATCGAGTTACCTTTGAGCTGGTTCCAGACGGCGAAAAAATGAAGGCGGTAAACGTTAAGCTGTTGGGCGGTGAATAGGTTGAGCATATTCAGCAGACTGTTTGGACGAACGAAGCAGCCAGAGGGAGCTGCCAGGGCCGAAGTATTGAGCGGCAGCCCAGCGTTCTTTACACCATTTAGCGGGAACGCATGGGAAAACGATATTTTTAGGGCCGCGGTGGACGCGATAGCCAGGAACGCAGGCAAGCTAAAGGGCCGCCATATCGTTAATTACCAGGGCCAGCGCAAGGACGGCGACCCTGTACTTAATAGACTTCTGCAGGTGCAGCCTAACCCGTA